CTGAAAGGCCGCGGCCGTCGCGGCTTGCGCCAGCAGTGCCGTCATGACGGCTTCGCGCGTCGGCATCAGACGGCCTCGGCGCCGGCATGGGCCGCGGCCGTCAGCCGGGCTGCGATCTCATCGCGCATGTCGTCGAACGAAGAGCGCATGAACGACCTCTCCTGGGCGGGCGGATGATTGACGCTTCTGGCAAAGACGAGCCTGCCGCCGACCATGAAAGCCAGGGCCTGGGCGCTGGCCGGCACGATCGGATAGGCGCTCGAGCCGCCGAATTCGTGCACGGCCGCGTAAGGCACGCCCTCGCACGAGACGCTGCCCTGGATCGCGCCGGCCCTCTCGTCCACCCGGCCCGCAATGCTGTCGCGTAGCCGGCCGCTGCGTTCGTTCAGCACGGGGCCCGACAGTTTCTGCCGCACGAGGGTTGCGAGCTGCTGCGTCAGCGAGGCGACCTCGCCGGCGAGGCCAGCGCGCGTTTGGTCGCCGACACGCTCGAGCCGCAGGAGAGCGGCGTCGACCGCGACGTCGACGGTGATCATGGCGGCACCGTCAGTCCCTCGGCATCGGACGAGTTTTCGTTGCCGACCGGCCCCTCGGGCAGGTAGTTCTCGTCCATGCCGACGTTGAAAGCCGGCGCGACGCGGTCGGGGTTCGATTCCTGGCTCTGCTTGTCGGAGACGCTGATGCCGCCGGCATAGGGCAGGGCGCCCCCACGCGCGACCGACATGTTGTCGAGAGCCGCGGCCTTCGCCGCATAGGCGGTAGCCTGCTGCGAGAAATTCTGCGTCAGGTTGCCGCCGGGGCTCGTGGTCACGACGTTGGTCTTGCGGCTGTATTGTGCCGAGATGTAACGGCAGCAATCGGCCGCGGCGCCATAGATCGAGGAGCGCTGCGTGAGCGCGAAGGCGATCTCCTCGTCGGCGATCTGCTGATCGGAGGTGATGACATCGCCGATCAGGCGGCGCACCTGGTAGACCGGATTGGCCGCGATCTCGGTGGGATCATATGTCCAGGTCATGGCATGGTCCTCCGGTCCATCATGCGGCGATATCCTTCGTTACGGTTTCGAAGAGCTGCGACGGCCGCCCGGTGAATTCCTTGCGGCCGGCATGCAGCAGGGCTGCGTCCTGATCGATGAAGATACGGCCGCCGATCGCCCGCCAGCGCCGGCAGAACGAAAAGTCCTCCGACAGCCGATCGCCCTGGTCGATCATGTCGAGGAAGAGCGCCCATTCGCGGCGCCCGTTCGTGGTGCGGTATTCGAGCTCGGGATAGGCCTCGGCCAGACGCAAGACGGCGGCTCGCTTCAGCAACACGAAAGCAAAGCCGACGTCGCGGACTTCGAGAAACCCGGTGCGCTCGTCGAAATGCTGCGGATTTTCCAGAAAATTGCAGCAAACCGAAAACGTCTCCTGCTTGCGGCAGCCGACGGCCGCGACGAAATCCATGTCGGCCGCCATCAGACTCATCAGAATACGCGGATCCCAGCCCATGTCGTCGTCGACGAAGAGGATGTGCGTGGCAGGCGTCGCCATCGCGTCCCACAGCAGATGCTCGCGCGCTTTGCCGACATGCGAGCCGCCGAACACCGTATGGGTCGCGCAGAAAATGCCCATCTGCGAACACAGCGCGCCGGTCGCGTCCCGCGAGGCGACCCAGGCCCAATCCGGTCTGTGGCCGCCGATCGGCGTGCACAGCGCCAGGCGCACATCCTCGCCGCGGAACTGGATCACCGTGCCGCCGAGTTCCTCGGCAAGGCTTTGGTTCAGCGCATGGCGCGCCTCGCTGCGCAGCCACAGCTCGAGTGCTTCCGCTGCTGTGCCGGAAGGCATCGGCCATGGGCACGAATCGAGGGAGAGAAGCCCGAAGTCCTCGCCGATGACTTTCCAGGCGAAAGCGGCCCAAGCCTCGTTCGGCAGCGCCGCGATGCGCGCGAGATCGGTCCCGACGACGACATGCGTCCCGTCAAACGAGATGAGGTGCGGGCACGCGTCGTCGTCGGCGATTTTCCACGCATGGATCATCGGTTTCTCCAAGGATCGTGCGCCGCCCGTCTCCCGCAAGCGGGAGAAGGGCGCGCCCAGCTTCACTGGAAATACTGCGCCACCAGGCCCGCTGCGGTAATATTGCCGGACGGGTTCGCCGAGGCGTCGGTCGCGACGACGCTGATCGTGATGGCGCTCGTGTCCACGCTCGTGTCCGTCGTCGCCATGCAGGTGAGCCGCACATTCGCCGCGTCGCCCATGAAAAGGCCCGCTTGGGCATTCGGGCCCGTCTTGAAGATCGTGCCGTTCACCGTCCAGGAACCGCCGCTCTGTGTCACCGTTCCGGTCGTCATCGTCATGCCGCCGACCTTAAGGTTGACGGATTTCGGGGCCGCATTGCCGGCAAACGTCCCCCAGGCTTCGACATAGATGCTGCGGCCGATGGTATCGAGCGCGTTCGCCGGCAGCGCATAGGTCATCAGCGTCTGGGCGACGTTGGTGCCCGAGGTCGAGACCGGTGTCGTGTCGATCGCGATATTGCCGCTCGGGCCGAAGCCCGCGCCGCTCTTGCCCGCCTGGAAATAGGCGATGGCGGCAGCGACCTTGCCCTTGAACCGTTGCATGATGCCGTTCGCCATGGCGCGGCTCCTTCGTGTGGGGTTTCATCGGATGGAACGCACGCAGCCGGGTGCCCCGGGCGGATGTAGACGCGGGCGTTGACCGCGTCAGCGCCTTGCTTGCGCGGATCGCGGCGGCGGGAAGAGGCGCGGTCGGCGCCCGCGCCTACACCCCTGTCCCGCAAGCGGGGGAAGGGGGCGTTGCCTTTACTGGACGATGCCGGAGAAGAACACGCCGAGGTCCTTGCCGACGATCTGCATGTCGAAGGCCATTTCGGCTTCGTCGCGGATCGTGCCCATGCCGAGCCAATCCATCGGAATTTGCGATACGCGCACACCGAGGTTGTTGAGCCCGGTAAAACCCTGCCAGCCGAACGTATAGCCGGCGCTGGGAACCAGCAGGCCGGGCTCGGGCGCCGAATAGCAGAGCAACGCATGCTTGCCGACGATGAAGCTGTAGGAGCCCGTCATGCCCTCCGCCGCCGCATTGTAGACCGCCTTGGCGATGACGCACTGCTCGACGTCGAACATCGCCGCCAGCATGGAAGGCGTAATGCTCTTGGCGTCCGGCTGCGACGTGTACTTGATGCGGTCGATGATGAGCGGATGCTTGCGCAGCGCCTGGTAGGCGGGCCACGACAGCACGAGCCGGTTCGGCATGTAGCCCGTATTCTGCAGGATCGAGGTTTGCCAGGTGGCGATGTCGGTGAAGGGGTCGCCGTTGACATCGTCGTTCCAGAACGCCGGCGTTGCGCTGCCGGGCGTGCCGCCAGAGGCGCCGACGACGTCCTGCGACCAGATCGACGTCGTGAGAAAATTCTGCGCGAACAGGCGATCGCGCTTGATCAGCAGCTTCTGCATGAGCGAGCGCGTCGTGGCGACATCGATGTCGACGGCGGGGTCGGCGTTGGCGCGCACTTGCGGGCCGATGTCCTTGTGCAGCGCATAGACGTGCGCCGCATAGGACTGCGTCTTGATGTTCCAACCGGAGCCCGCCGATTCCGTCGCATCGGCACGCTCTTGCGCTTCGTCGCGGAAGAAATCGTCCTTGCTGTAGACGAAATACTGGTCCGTCTGATGCACGACCGGCACCATCGGAAAGACACTTTCGGTGACGTAACCGCTGGCATCTTGCAAATACGCGACGGAAACATTGGTGAGCGCCGCCGATATATGAACATCGCTGAACGTAGGTTGCGGCATGGCCGTAACTCCTTTCGAAGGACCGGCGCGTCATCACGACGGGCCGTCTCGGGGTGGGGATCGAATTGGGGGGCTCTATCGAAGAGCTTGCCGCGTCTCGCGACGGGGGACGAAGAGCCGGCCGTTGCCCAAGCGGCGGGCGATCCGATCAGGTCAGGGCGAGGGGGCCGCCGGGTCCATAGACGAACAGGGTGAAGATCTGGCCGCTGACGGCGCTTTCGAGCGCCATGCCGGCCTTGGCGTAGCCGGAGCCCGACGTCCAGGCGACCATGAGGCCGGAGGCATTGGTCATGACATCGGCGCCGACCGAGATCGTGCCGGAAGCGAGCGCCTTGGAGATGCCGAAAAAGCCGATGTCGGCCGCATCGCCCGGCTTCGGCTTGTTCTGCAGGATGCCGTAGATGGCCACACCCGTTGCCGCGGCGAGCGCGACGGTGCGGTTCGTCGTGGCGGGCTTCGCCACGGCATAGAACTGGCCGGAGCCGCCGGGGCCGGCAAGATTGGCGGTGTTGGAATAATCAGCCGCGGCGACGCACTGGCCGCCGTCATGGAGGAGGGGGCCTTCGGTAGCCATGATGGGGATCCTTCTGTGGGAGGGTGATCGAGGCGTTGCGGGCGCTGGGCTGTCCGGGGAAATGCGGCGGGTCCCAACGCGTCATGCCCGGCCTTGTGTCGGGCATCCACGCCGAGCCGCAGCGGGAACGGTGCCATTCGATGCGCGAGGGGTCGAGCCGCGTTCACGCTGCTCGGCCATGGGGTCGAGCGCGACGGCCATTGAGGCTCGGCTCGGCGTGGATGGCCGGCACAAGGCCGGCCATGACGTGCTTGGGGTGCCGTCGTGTTTTCTCGAAGGGGTGTGCTTCAGCGCTTCTGCGCCTGTTCGGCGTCGTAGCGCTTCTTGAGTTCAGCGTTGGCTTGGTCGGTGTAGACCTTGGCGAAGGCTTGCTGCTGCGAGCAGGACCTGCCGGCAGCGATCTGCGCTTTGCGGTATTCTTCGGCCTTCAGGTCGAGTTCGGCGGCTGCGTCGGCGCCGCCGTTGCCGCCCGACCTGCCGAACTCGGCGAAGATTGCGCTCGTGCGCCCCTGCTCATGGAGACCCTTGATCAGCGTCTCGAGCTTTGCCTGCGCGCCGGCGTCGCCGCCAAAGGCCTTGCGCAGTGTCTCGCCTTCAGCCTCCGGCAGGCCGATGGCTGCGGCGCGCTTGGCAAAGAGGCTGCGCTCCTTCTCGTCCTCGAGCGCGGCCAGGCGCTTCTTGAGGTTTTCGGCCTCGGCGAGCGCCTTGCGGACAGGTTCGGGCAGGCGCTTTTCGAGCGGGTTTGCCGCACAATGGGCGTCGCGCTCGGCAGGCGACATCGACGCGAACGCGTCCTTCGCGTCGCCGGACATATCGGCTTCGTCCAGATAGTTCTGATGCGCCTGGCTCATCTTCGGCGCTTGGCCCTCGAGATACTTGGCGAACTGGGAAATGCTCGCGTCGGCCGCGTTGCGCTTTTCGACATCGTCGCCGATGATCGCCGCGATGCACTCGCGCAGCGCCGTCACAGCCGCGGCATGGGCGTCGCGCTTATAGGCATCGCTGAGTTCGCTCGTGAGCCCGAGCGCTGCGGCGCGGGCGCGGATGTGGGCCTTCGCCTTGGCGGGGTCCTTCGCCCGCCCCGCCGCCTGCATCGCATTGTGCAGGTCTTCCTTGGTCTCGATCGGAAAAGAGCCGTCCGGGAGAGCCGCGCCCGAAGCGGCCAGCGTGCGTCGCTGGGCATCGGAGAACTCGCGCTTCATCAAAAGGATATCGACGTCCTCGCCGGCGCCTTTGTCGACGCTGGCGACGCGGTCGATGCGCAGGTTGCGCAAGATCGTGGGCATCAGGCGGCCTCCTTCTCGTGGCGTTGCAGCGTCGCTTCGGCACGATGGCGCACGGGCCAGGCCCAGCCGGCGATCACGGCGGCGAAATCCTTGCGTTGGTGCGGGGCGAGGAAATTCTGACAGAGATCCGTGAACATCAGCGCCGTGGCGGTCGCCGCCTGCATGGCGGAGGCGATCGCCGGATAGGTCGTGGGCGCGTAGCCGATGGCGTCGAGCTCGTGGAAGTCCGCGGTCAATTTC